ACGAACATGTCGTTGACGGTCCGACCATCATGGCTGGAAACGTCGTCGCTGGCACTGGATTTACAATCTACGGCGCCGCGAGAGACCTCGGCGGCAAGGCTTACGGCCTGTGGACCGTCAGCTGGGTATGGAACAACTAGGAGCAGATCATGGCAATTGAAGTCATTGGCGGCACGTCTGGCGTCAAGGCTGACGTGGACGCAAACAACCGCATGAAGGTCAACCTCGATACCGGTGCCAACCCGGCACAGGTCGGCGGCGTGCGTGCGTTTCAGGAAAGCGACACAGGCTCGATCACCGGGACGGCGCTGCTTCGCTCTGTAGAGGCGGATGAAGACTACCGGATGCGTGTCGCGCAAGAAGTCATCTTCGACAATGAAACGTTCAACTACACCGCGCAGAACACCGGCAAACACATCTATCGTAACACAACGATGGCGTTGGCGTGGTCCGCAGCTGGCTTATCTACCAACAGTACCGGCATCACGACCACGACCACGGGCGCATCGTTTCAGACATATGCGGAATTCCCGCTGCTAGGTACGGCGCAGTTGTACTGCGAGATGCTCGCGAGCTTCACCGCAGCGACGACGACGAACACGATCATTGACTTCGGCATGTTTCGCGCGGCGACGACGAACCCGTTTGCGCCGACGGATGGCGTCTATTTCCGACTGACATCTGCGGGCCTGTTCGGCGTCATAAATGCCAACGGCACGGAAACGACGACCAGCGTTTTCAGCTTCACGCACACAATCAACCGGAAATACCAGTTCATAATCACGGCGCATGAGCGGTCGGTTGAGTTTTGGATTGATGGCATTCTCTACGCCATTCTGGACACGCCAATCGGCCAAGGCCAGCCGGTCATGTCGTCGTCGCTGCCGTTCATGGTGCGCCACGCTATTACCGGCGGTGCAGCAGGTGCGGCGCTGTCGTTTGTGCTCAATGATTACGCGGTGAGCCTCGGCGGCCCGAACATTTCGCTGACGGCGTCAATCATGGGCCAGCGCATCTACGGTAGCTATCAGGGTCTTTCGGGCATTGCTATGGGCACGCTCGCAACCCTGCCAAACAGCGGCGCGGTAACGGCGGCGGCACCATCCAACACGGCGCTGACGGCCAACCTTCCGACTGGTCTTGGCGGTCAGGGGGCAGTGACTGCGGCCGTTGCTGCGGCGACCGATGGGATCTGGGGCAGCTACCAAGTACAGCCGGGATCGGCCACCGTGCAGGGACGCAGGCTTGTGATCCGTGGCGTCCTCATTGATGCGGTAAACATTGGCGCGGCGGTCGCGACGACAGCAACGACGATCAAGTTCCAGCTCGCATTCGGTCACACGTCTGTATCTCTTGCTACAACCGAAGCTACGACAGCCAAAGCCCCGCGACGCGTGGCGCTTGGATACATGACGTGGCCGGTCGGCGCTGCAATCGGCGCTGGTCCGCAAGGCGGGCCGATTGAGGTGGACTTCGGAGACGCGCCAATCTTCGTGAACCCCGGCGAGTTCGTCGCGCTCGTTGCGCGCTTTGTCGTCGGCACGGCAACCGCATCGCAGGTGATCGACTTCATGTGGCAGCCTGTCTACGGCTGGGAATAACCGCCTGATAGGAGGCAGCAATGGGTCTTCTGCTTGCTGCCGGTGATGGCAGTCTATCGGGCTCACTAGGCGCGACGCTAGACGACCTGACAGTCGCCTCAACGGCAACGATCTCAGGCGCAACGCTCAGCGTCACGCTCGACGCGCTGACGACCTCGTCGGCTGCGACGATCAGGATTGCGGGCACGCTCTCCACCACACTTGCCGACCTCTCGCTGTCCTCGGCGACGAGGGTCGGCGTCGCTGCTCAGGCCGCGATCACGCTGGACGCGCTGACCACGGCCAGCGCCTCCGCTCTCGCCCTCCGCTCAACCTCTGGCGTCACGCTCGACAACCTCACGGTGTCGTCTGCGGCCACGCTGGCGATCAGGGGGGCGCTCAGCGTCACGCTTGACGCGCTGACGACTGCCTCAAGCGCCGTCATCGGCTCCCCGCCGGTCACCGGAACCCTCGCGGTTACACTCGACGGGGTCACGCTTGTGGCGACCGGCGTGTTGGCGTCGTCAGACCTTGGCGGCTCTCCGCTGCGGGGCAAGCGCCCGCGTCCGCGGGCGCGGATGTCTTACAGTCCGTCTGGCGGATCGTCAGATGAGCTGGAGGAGTTGCAGCAGCTTGAAGAGGCGACCACGGAGGCGATTGCCTACCTGTCGCTGCCCAAGCCCGAGCGTCCGCCCAGAACACTGGCGAGCACCATCTCCAGTCTTGCGGTCGAGCTGGCATTCCCCTTCGCCGGGCTGGTCGAGATGCCGGTTCAGTTCGCCGAGCTGGACCAGATGCGAACGGAATTGCGCGACCTGCAGCGGCAGATTGCCGTTCGGGTTGCAATCGAAGAACGGCTTCGCGCGGAAGCGCAAGACGAAGATGAGGCGCTGGCGCTCTTGCTGGCGTAATGGAGGACGACAATGGCTGACGACATCGACAACCAGCTCGCGGAGCTGGAAGACAACGCAGAGCTGACGCTTGAGAAGGGCGAGAGCGGCCTCGTTGACACAGACGGCGACGGCTCTGGCGCCGCGGATGCAATCGAACGTGGTCCGGCGCGGCAGGCCAAGCCGCAGCGTCAGACGCTTGACGCAAACGAGATGGCGCGACGCTGGCAGGATCAGCGCGCCGCTCTGGCCGAGGAGCGCGCCAAGCGCCGCGCGACCGAGCGCCAGATGCTGTCGATCCAGCAGGCGATGGAGCAGCAGCGCGAGCAGTTCCGGCAATTCCTGCTGCAGCAGCAGGCACGGCAGACTGAGCCGGTTGACCCCGAAGTCGATGTCATCACGCACGCCAAGATGCTGGAGGCGCGTCTCCGCCAGATGGAAGGCGCGAATGTGCAGGCCATGCAGCAGCGTCAGGCGATGGCAGCGCAGCAGGCTGCAGTGCAGCAGCTGACGACCACGGTCGAGGACTACGAGGCCGAGTTCCGGCAGGACTATCCCGACTACGACCACGCGACGGATTACCTGCTCGCTCTGGAGCAGCGCCAGCTGATCCGTGCAGGCATGCCGGAGCAGCAGGCTGCCAAGGCGGTCGAGAACTGGGCCATGAACATGGCCAACGTCATCCTGTCGTCCGGTCGCAACCCGGCGCACGTGGCGTATGAGACCGCGGTCGAGCGCGGCTATGTCCCGCAGCACGTGATGCAGCAGCTCCAGTACGAGCAGGCGCAGCTCCAGCAGAACACGGCAGGCAGGGTCGCCCAGATCAGGGCTGGCCAGCAGGCGGCGCAGACGATCAGTGGCGGCGGGATGGTGACGGCGGAGAGCAATTCGCTGAAGTCCATCGCCAACCTGAAGGGCGCGGCGTTCGACAAGGCGTTCGACAAGTTCATGCGGGGAGAATGATTATGGGCATGCTGGCATCGGTCTCTGGCGGCATCCGGCGGGGCGCACACAACGCCCTCGGACGTCCCCCGTCTTCCGGTGTCAGCGCGCCGCGCGGGATGGCTCTGGATGCCCCCGCGCCGGGCCTACAGAGGCTCGTGATGCAGATTGCGAGCCAGCTGAAGGCCAACTACCCGGAAGCCGACAACGCGCAGATACTGGCCGCAGCGCAGAAAAAAGTCTCCGACATGACGGGCCAGCGTTAAGGATGTGCTAATCAACTTCCCCCTTTGCTGGGGGCTCGTCGGCTCCACGGACGGAGCAATCTACCCCTCAGTCGCGATGCGACGAGGCTCGTCTGATCCACGGACGGATCGCTTAGCCGAGTACCTGTTGAGCAAGGGCGCGTCGCGCGCCGCCGCAGGGTCGCACCTCAACATCATCAAAGAGAACCCCAATGGCAATCAAGTCATACGCCACGGGCGATCCCGAAGTCGTCAAGATTTGGAGCAAGCGCCTTGCGCGCGAGGCACTCAAGAAGTGCATCATTGCTCCGTACATCTCCGACAGCGGCGACGCTCTGGTCACACTGGAGCCGGACACCCAGAAGGGCCCCGGCGACCGCGTGACTGTCACCCTCCGCATGCAGTTCACTGGCGCGGGCGTGACCGAGAACGAAACCCAAGAGGGCAACGAAGAGGCTATCGTCACCTACACGGACAACGTGTCGCTCGGCGAACTCTCCAACGCCTTCCGTCACAAGTCCAAGATGGCGCAGCAGCGCGTGCCATTCAAACTGGCCAAGGAAGGCAATGACGGTCTCTCCGACTGGCATGCCGACCGCCTCGACACAGTCTTCTTCAACCACGCGTGCGGCTACACTCCCGCCAACACGCAGGCGGCGAATGGCCAGTACAACGCCTTCAACACCATCACGGCGCCCTCGACTGGTCGCCATCTCTGGACCGAGGCTGGCACGAGCGCCGACCAAGACCTCGACTCAAGCGGCGACGAAATGACGCTCACCCAGATCGACCGTGCGCGCGAACTTGCGGAAACCGGTGGATCGACGGGGCTTCCTCCGATCCGCCCGATCAAGGGCCTCCCGGCTGGCGCAAAGTACGTCTGCTTCATCCATCCGACGCAGGCGACCTCGCTCCGCACCTCGACCACGACCAACAACTGGATGGACTTGCAGAAGGCCCTCCTGTCTGGTTCGAAGGGCGACGACAGCCCGATCTTCAAGGGCGGCCTCGGCGTCTACAACGAGACACTCCTCGTTGTGTCCAACCGCGTCACGCAAGGCGTCAACGGCAGCACCGGCGCCGCCATCTCCACCGTGCGTCGCGCGGTGTTCTGTGGCGCGCAGGCTCTGATCACCGCCTACGGTCAGGGCTTCTCCCCGGAGAAGTGGGAAGTCAACGAAGAGACCTTCGACTTCAAGCGTCAGTACGCGATGAACGGCCTCACGATTTTCGGCATGAAGAAGACGAGGTTCAACTCGAACGACTTCGGCACGATTGTGATCTCGTCCTACGCTGCTAACGCGGCATAAGGGAGAATATCACATGCCAGCTCGTGATTACGGCTACCAGCTCGTCCACTACATTCGGAAGGGCATCGTCTTCGGTGACAACGGCACGACCGTCACTGTCGGCGAAATCCCGGCGGGTTCGCTTGTCCTCAAGCCGATCTCCGGCGTGGCGATCCACACCGTCTTCAACGGTGCGACGACCAACACGCTCGACCTCGGCCCATCGACGGACGCGGGCACCAACCTCTGGGCGACACTCCTCGCCTTGGGAACGCTCGGCTACATCCCGCTCGACGAGGCGGTGACCAACTTGGTCACCGTCAACACGATTGTGCAGGGTGCGGTGGTTTCGACGACAGGCGCGACTACGGGCGCGGGAGAAATCCTGATTGCCTATGCGCCTGACAACGACATGTAATAGCCTTGCCTTTTAGGGGCACAGCAGTCGCGGGCCGCACACAAAGCCTCCTTGTGTGAGGCCCGCGATTTGCGTTTGGAGGGACTACAATGAGCAACCACGTCGGCTCTCGCCGCCGCACCATCATCGCACAGCAGACCGCTGACATGAATGCCATGCTGCCTGCGGGCTTCATTGGCGGCTTTGCCGGGTCGGACATGCGCCCGATGGTGCCTGAGACCGACAACGGCATGGTTCACCAAGAGACCATCCCGAAGAAGCGACGCGCGGGTCGCCCGCGCAACAGGACGGTCGATGCATGAGACACGCTGACTTCCCGACCTCCACGCAGGGCGGCTTCACAACCGGCGCGCCGTTCGGTTTCGTGATCCGCATAGCCGACCCGGAAGACCCGCCGGAAGGCTGCGCGGTGATCTGGCTCAGCGACGGCACGGAGAGCGGCGACGCAGGCGACATCATGGTGAAGATCACCTCCGGCGGCGTCACCGTGCTCACAACCTTGGTGGACTTCAGCGCGCTATGACGATCTACAGGACCGAGTTCAGGCGCGGCGCAGTCACCGGCTCACCGCTGGGGCTCCGCGCTCGCAACGCGGCGCCCAGAACGCCGCAGGGGGCGGCGCACCTCTGGCTCGACCAGAGCGGCACGCTCAAGACCACGACAGGCGCGAGCGGGGCTCGCAGGACGGGCGTCGTCGGCAGCTCCGCCCTGCAGGGCGTGTCAATCGGCGGCATCCAGCCGTACCACTACTGGGACTTCATGACGGACAAGGCGTGGTTCGCGGGCGTCGGCATCAACGGCGTCGCCAACACACCCGGCTGGAGCTTCACCCGAGCGTCGGTGGGGTCGGCGGAGGCAGTCGGCGGCGCGATTGTTTCGTTTGCCTCTGGCCAGCCTCGCCGCACGGATCGCGGCCTCCTGATCGAGCCGACCCGAACGAACCTGTTCCTGAACTCGGCGGTCGGGGCCACGCAGAGCGTCACCGTGACCGCCGTCGCTCACACGCTCAGCTTCAGAGGCACGGGGCGTATAACCCTCTCAGGAGCGGCAGCCGCGGGCCCCCTGTATGGCGTCGGAGCCAACTCTCTCGTCTCGCTGACCTTCACACCGTCTGCGGGAACGCTCACGCTCACCGTGTCCGGCTCCGTCACGAATGTGAACCTAGAACTCGGCTCCTCGCCGTCTTCGTGGATACCGACGACGGGCGCCAGCGTGACGCGGGCGGACGACTTTGCGTTCATCAGCT